ATATCTGCATGAATTCTACCTTTATATTCGTAGCGAATAATTGTATCAATGAATGTAGTATGTGCTTTATTTATTTCTCGGGCTCTTGCGATTTTTTTAACTATTGGATGAGAATGAGTAGAGAGAAAATTTTTAGTGAATGACGGAGCATTTATTTTTTCGGTTCTTTTATAAGACAGTTTCAGTTTGTCAAAAACTGTGGCAATGGATCGTGCTGCCCATATTTGGGTATCTTTGCCTGTTTCTTTTTTTATTTCTAGCAGGAGCTGTTTTTCTTCTGATGCTAATTGTTGCTTCAGTTTGTGAGCTTCTTGAACGTCTACGCGAACACCTTTAACTTTCATATCAATTAGACAAGGAAATAATTCAGTTTCTAATTCAAAAATTTTTGAAAGATCTTTATTCTTTATTTCAAGATCTAATTTATTGAAGAGTTTTAAAGTTAACTCAGCATCTCTTTCAGCATAAGCCCCAACGTACATGGCTGGAAGTTTATACAGTTCAGATTTTGCATTAAGTCCTCGCTCACCTGCTTCAGCTTTTAATACAGACTCATCTTTAATTTCGTGTAAATAATCATGTGACACACTGTTTAATGTGTAAGAAAATCTATTTTCATCTATTAACGACGCCATAACCATGGTATCGACTATACGTCCTTTGACTTGGACACCGTAAGCGCTCAGCCAGCATATATCATACATTGCATTATGAAATATTTTTGTAGCCGGTAAAGCACAAATTTCTTTTACCCAGCCCATGACTTTATGTTCATCAAAAAAATTGTCCTGATCATGCCCAAAGGCATAATATCCTTTCCAGCCAGGGACAGCTACTGCAACCCCTACAATTTTTCCATTATTAACTAAAGCACCCGATCCTCGAGTGGTTAATTCTGGGTCTTTTGTTTCTAGGTCTATTGAAATATATTTATGTTGCTTAAGGTCTGGAAAAGATTCTGGACTAACCCATTCCACAGGGGGTTTAAATATCATTTATAATCCCTTTCAATTATCATATCGATAAAATGTTTAGCTTTTTCCAAGTCTTCCTTTCCTCCTTTATATTGATGTCTACAAATATATTTAATAATATTTCCTTCTGGGAAAAGCAATTTATTCTCTATAACAAATTTGCTTGGCTGGATTTTCATTTTTTTGTAGTGGGTTCCTCCAATTTGTTTATCGTATGTGCTCATAAAATTAAATTATAATAGACAATTACTGTCATTATGCATAAAAGCATAAAATCAGTTGCTAAATTCATTTATTTTTCTCCTCTTCTTTGTCATATAATTGATTCTCCTATCGTGTAATAATCACCGTCAGTCAAAGGTGCCATAAGGTATAGTTTTTGTTTGGTTCTCGTTACAGCTACAAAAACTAATCTATGTTGTACATCTGGATTGTCGCAGGCTCCTCGATATGGTTTTACTTCATTTTCTGCTCCATAATCAGGAAACCATACAACATTGTCGCATTCTTTTCCTTTTGATCCGTGGAAAGTTAATATTTTTATTCTAGAGTCTGTCATTAAATTATCTCCTTTATCTAATAAATTTTTCATATAATTTTTAACATCTTCGTCGATGCGGAATTGTTCCCAGCTTCCTGTCGCTAATAAATCATGCTTGTCTCTTAATTCCTCTAAAGTTATGAAATCTTCTTTATCTAGTTTTTCTAAGGACTGACCGTCTGAATTACCATGCTTAACATGCCTGTGTGGTGCACGAGAACGACAAAATTTTACATAAAAATTTATTGCTTCTTTAACTTTAACTGCTGTTTTATTGTTTAATTTGTTCCAAGTTTGGTATGCCTGAAGAATTTCATCTGGTAAAAATAAACTTGATTTACTAAAGAATCTCATACTTAATTTATAAAAATGTTCTCCAATTTCATCAACCAGTTTATTGGTCTGAGCTAACAGCATCCATTTACCCTCAGTAAAATCAATATCCTCTAAACTGTAATTTTTATCAATAACTTCTCCTTCTTCATTTTTTGGAAACCAATCTTTAGGTATTCTATTTTCTTTAGGGATTTGCTTTAAAATTTTCAAAGCAACTTTATGTACTTTTTTAGGGACTCGATGAGATTCTGTTTGTGTATCATCCATACCTTTCAATTCTACAAAGTGTTTGGCATCTGCACCTTGGAATCCGTAAATTGTTTGATCATCATCTCCTGCAACGTAGGCTCTATCACATTTTTCATTAATACAATTAAACATATCCCATTGCGCTCGATTCAAATCTTGAGCTTCATCAAGAAAAACAATATCGATGTCGGAACAAATACCCTTTTTAAATTTTTCTATAAACAATTCAATCATGTCAGTAAATTCTACCATCTTAGTATCTTTTTTAAAGGTTTTGAGATCTTGTTCTAATTGTTCAGTGTCATTTAAATCAACTTGACCTTCGTGCAAATTTAATTGGATGGCCGCTTCGACTAGATTAATTTTTTTAGCTCTAGAATATTGAATTATATCCATATGAGGATTTTGTTTGTAAGTATATCCAAATTCATCTTTCGTAGCTTCAAACGACATCGTTTGCCACAGCTCATGGCCAGGATGATCTTTAAATAGTTGCCATTTCCTTCCGGCTAATAATTTTTGATTGAGAGTTTTTGAAATGCCAGATTCTCGTGATCCCATGGAATGCATTGTAGAAATATACAAAAGCGGATGTTTTATTCTTTCACGAGCTTCATCAGCGCCGGCATTACTATATGTAATATAAATAATTTTTTGAGGATCGGTTTTTTTAATCTCTTTGTCTAGATATTCAATGAGTCTAGTTGTTTTTCCTGTTCCTGGATTACCAGGAATTTTTGTTATTATTCCCATGGTTCTTTCTGTTTTTTATTAATTTTAATATTAGGTTTATCTAGTTTAATAGTTTTCATAAACATGTATCGAGTGTTTATTTTTTTCCCTCCCAGTTTTTTCTGTGATTCTTTTATTTCAAATAATGTTTCCATAAGTCGAGTTGTTACGTTTTTAGGATATGTTTTTTCCGGCCAAGACTTAGTTCTAAGTAGATATTTCCAAAATCTCGAGAGCTTAAAAAATGTTGTTCCTTCTTTATCTGTAAAAGCAACTCCTCTTAATATATCATCGAGAGTTTCGCCAGGAGCTTTATTTATATATTCTGCTAATATTTCTCTAAGTTGAACATCGATTTTAGATGAAGAAGGAGCTGGAACAATTTTTAAATTAGCGCCACCTGGACCACAATGCTTTATCAATAATCTTCTCCAGATATGTCTTGGAATCGGCATCATTGGTTGACCTATTTGATTCAGACAAGCCAATGAAAATTTTTCTGGATCGTGCAAAGTTGCATCATCAACTTCGACACTGTCTCCTCCGATTGACACAAAATAATAAGGAGGATCAGAATCGTATTTTCTAATTTCAGTTATTTCAGGTACAGGCGCGTCATCACCAACACCGAATTCTCTTGTTACACATTTTTTAGCGTCGCAGAAACTGAAAATAGGTTCGTCTTTACATTTATAATGGTAATCCTTCTTTTTTACAGAAGCGATTGTTTTAACCATTTCTGGACTATCACACGGAGGCTTCATATATTTTTTATTATATTGTTCCATTTTTCGCTCCCATTCCTGTTTTTCTGGAGAACCATCTTCAGGATATCTTTTTTTTAAATAAACACCGACATTGTACATGCAATTATTTCTTTGACCTTCAGGGACTCCTTCAGAAAGTAAAGCTTCTAGACATGGAGATATGCCTTTAAAATCATCATTTTTTTCTTTTTCGTCTTTCAACTCTAAATCATTTAATTCTTTTTCGGTTAATACCGTTTTTTCATAAAAAGAAAAGAATTCAGATAAACTTAGGCCTTCACTGTTTGCGTTAAAGGCATATCTAACTGTTTTTTCATTTCCGTGGTAGGGTAAATTTAGAAAACTTCCTGTGTCTCCTCTATCAACTCTTATATAATCTTGTTTAGGATATATTTCTGCTCTTGCATATCCCATTGCAGATGCAATCATTTTTAATTTAGCTCTCATAATAATTGCTGGAACTGGTTCTTTCGTAAAAAGAAAACAATGCGCTCCTCCTGATTTGGATCGAAACACAATTGCTGGTATTTTTTTATTGTTTAATTTTTGGATAAATTTTTTATGATCAAAAGGATATATGTCTATGTCAATACATCCCCATTTACATTTATTGTCTTTATTTATTGGGATAATAGCTAAAGCGGGATCTTTTCCTATTAAATGATCGTTCCAAAGTTGTTTAATAGGCGGTTTACTGATGGTAAAGGAGTCTGTTTTATTTTTACCTTTTTCAGTAAACTGAGTACTTTTTTTCGTTATACCGTAGGCACAGTCTAAGCCTTCAAAT